GTTAGCACTCCCTATCATAAAATAATTATAATAGGGATAGTACTGGTGAATAGAAGAATAAAGACGTTTAAACGTCCATTTTTCTTCTAGCTTCTCACCAGTGGCAACAGCACCGGGCCCATGCCTAGGCGCGATATCTTTGGGGTCAAAACCACCAAAGACATCCTCAGTGATATGAGAGGCTACTTCAATTATTTGTGTAGTCTCAGTATCAGTGATATAAGGAAGAGAATCTCTTTCTGTCGTAACATAGTTATCCAAAACAACGGATACTTGTTCAACAGAATAAGGGATCTCTAGCTTATACGCAAAGAAGAGAACTTGTCGTAAGTGTTTAACTACGGCAGGTTCTACCTTGGGCCTGATGGAACCAGAGTCATCGAAAATCTGTTTAAAATACGCCTGCATAAAAGCGGGTATATTAACACACCCATGAGAGCTTTTAAACTCTCTAGGTATGGAGAAACAGAGACTCGACAATCCAAGATCAAGAGCCTTCCCTAGTAAGGGGAGAGTCTTGGTTAGGAAAGACAATCCCTCATGCAGATATCTCTTACGAAGCGTAAGAATATCTCGTTTGAGAGAACTGACTGACACTAATCCACATGGATCGCAGCGAAGCATTGCTTCGAGCAGGTCAACGTATAAACCGTCGACTTGGCTTTTCATAAGAACCTCGAAGTACATTTGAGGAGTCTTATCCAAGGCCAATCCATATCACTATCAGGTACAATTGTTGATTTAACTTCTAACAACGTTAGAGAGTCGAAAGTAACTTAATCAGGTCAATAATGGCCGGAACAAGCTCTTTCAAAGCAACAATTGTAGCAGTAATGGCAGTTATGAGTGGAACCCACTCACGTATACTGTCATTCATCCCACCCAACGTGGACCTTAATCCGAAATGTAAATCACTACGGCCCAATGGCTGTAATGAATTTGATTCAGAAAATGAATCAAGGGGGCCTGAGGAGGCCCCACTATCATTTCGAATTGAACGTGATTCAGGATCAAGAGTATCAAGTCTTGACCTAATGTCAGAATCATGTACGATACCATTCCGAGGCCAACTAGGCTTAGGATAAGGCTCGTCAAGGTTCTCGATGGGAAATTCACTAGAAGGGAGGAGTCCCAAAGGATCCTCCTGACCGTTGAAAATCTCATCAGACATCACTGTTCACCACGAAGGATTTTGTCGAAGTTTGTTAGCGTAAGGGCCGTTATTAACGGTCCAAACTGACTAGCAGCGATCAGTTCGACGGCGTTCATAAAGAGATTGTACACATCTGTACTACTCAAAATGGCGTCTCGAGGAAGATTCATCGTGATATTAACCACGGCGGTCTTCGGCTGACCATCGGTAGTGCTCACCTTAGTCTTATAGACTTGGATGAGATGCCGATCGACGGCATTGGATCCCTTCCCGGAAACTTGGTGCTTAACTTTAAGCCCCCTTGGTTCCGCGGGAGTTGACGCAGTATCAACCCACTCACCATCCGGAGAACTCTTTGTTCTCGAGAAGGTGTTATTGGTGTTGAATGCGTTTTCCAGTGTTAAAGAATCTGATAGTGCCATGGAAGTGACTCCTGCTTATTCACTAGCCATTTGCGCCAATTAACGCAAATAGCAGAATTTGTTGGTTTCGCGATAGTTGACTGGGGTCCAACAACCCCCAATCATACGGAACACCAAGGTCCCTAATATACGATGTGCGTTCAAGCTGTATGGTGGAAACATCCCTATCGCTGGGGTGTGTAACATCAACAGCTTGTGATAGACTCCACTTAGACTTGACAGTGATCGAATGGGTTACTTGATATAAATCCCATCCCACCGCAGGTCGAGCCTTAGTGAGTGCATCTAAGTGGTTACTAACATTGGTAAACCAATCAATCAGGAAACTAAAGGGAATCACTTCCCAAATTAGCTTTACTGGATTGTCCAGACCAAAGGTACCACTTAACGCCCGTAACCAGCCCATTGGACCATCAAGGAAGTCTAGAGTCTGCGTTAACCACGCAGTTGCCCTGAATTCACAAGTATAGTCCAATAGTCGAAGACGTGCGCCATAACGGCCGCTGGTAAGGCAAGGTTCATAAGAAGTATACCATTCATAGCCATGTGGCAATTCATGAATGTTAGCTCTATGAAAACCAAGTCTTGTTGGAATACCATAAGTTTTCTTTAGGTATTCAAGTCGTTGACGACATTCGTCAATGACCCCAGTTAGAGCGGACAAGTCGGCTGTGAGATTATCCCAGCCGAACTTCTTAGTAAGAAATCCGCCCGACAACGTCTTGAGAAGTGAATCTTTTATTTCCGGAAGAAGTGATTTCATCTGGAAAAAGCCTTGCGTAAACTCGCTTGCGCTAACTTCACGCGGAAAGACCTCACCGAAGTAATTAAAAGCTTCGAGAGAAAGATCCGAAATCTCAGTGCTGGTAGGGACAGAATCCGTGGCGAATCCCCAACCTAGTTGACCTATAAACCTCTGCATCTGATAAGTTGCAAAGGGCATATAAGCAACATCGGTGAATGTAAACAATCCACCGTCATAGGTTGAGAAGGGTACAAGCATAGGTAGCGGCGGGATCTTCACGCTCAAATGAGTCGCAGGACCCGCAGGATAACGTTTAACACTTCGATCGATCTGGTGTACATAATCTTCAAAGTAATGAAAATCAGGTATTCCTGGATCAAATCGAGTAGTGTTATCGGTTTCCGCGCCGAAATGCTTGGATCCATCGGCCCAGATGAAGTTATAGCTAACTGTTCCGGAATAAAACTTTCCGTTTACAGCAGCTGAATTTTCTCTGAGACGATGTGTTCCTAAATATTCCACGGACTTGACCTCCTTTCGACGATCCATAATTGGATGAACCGTCA